CGATACCTCTGACGGATTGATAATATCCTTTGGGATATCCATGAAGTGAACGATGTTATTGTGACCCCACCATACACGGTACTCTCCGTAGGCATCGGAGACATGAAGCGCGTCAAACCCCTTCCCTGCGGAAGATGATTGCCACTTCACTTCCCACCCCATATCGTTGTACCCCAGAATAGTACTATATCCAGTGGTGGGGTCTATTACGGTAGCTCCGTGGTGGCTGATCCATTGAAAGGGAATGGATGTGGATGAAACCGTTGCTGGCGCTGCGTCCGCATCAACCCCTACAAGTAATTCATTATGCGACCCAGCCATTTTGCGGATGGCCCCACGCCTGTCTGACGGCAACCCGTCGTCTCGATCAGGACCAACGACCGTGATAACAGCCGCGTTGTTCCCGTTTATGTATTTATAAATTCCATTGCCTGACGGGATATATACGGAGTCACGCCATGTAATGGTTCCCGAACCGTTGTCAGGATGAACCGGGAAGTCCATCTGGGTCGCTTCCCACATAGCATTGTCCGCATTATGGGCGAAGAGCCCGCGAGTGGTAGCTGCATATATGATTGGTATCCCCATAGCGTTTCTTGCAACGAACAACTTCGTGACCGATCCATCAGGAAGCGGGAGCATAGCATCGTCAACTTCTGTCCCTATCGTAGTGGAGTGCCATAGCTGCCCAGTATAAGAAATCCCCCAAAGGCGTTCGTCCCAGACAGTTAGAAACTGCGTGTCCTTGCTGTCGTTTGCCTCCCAAGTAGAGCCATCATAATAAGTGTAGCCACTGCCATTAGAATCATAGTGTGCAAACACCAGGTAGGACGTACCGCCGCTATTAGTGAATACCACGCTATCCGTAACGCGGTCCGGGGTGGTATCCAGTGCGCTTCCCCAGCTATCACCTGTATTGTTGTACTTAAATATCTGGGCATCCTGGCTGACACTGCCGTTCCACGCTGCGTACACCTCTTCTCCATAGGTGTTAAGCGCCCCTATAAATCCGTCTGTAAGACCATGCGACGGGCTGTCGCTTTCAGTAACGAGCCCTGGAAGAACAAGGTGGTTCTTGTAGCGTAGCTGACAGGTTGAATACCAAGCCCGGTTAACATCTCCAGCCCCGTCCATCCGGTTAACCCCAATTCCACCACGCCAGTCAGACCATGCAATGATCGACGTGCGGAGCTGTGAGTCCTTCGTCGTATCTCCAATAACTATTTTTGCAGGGTAGATCGACGCAAGCGTAGAACGCACCGGCCTTGTTATTGGATAGTAAACGCCTCCGAGATAAACCTCGTTAGCCTCAACTACTGAGTTCGCCATCAGTCCACCGACCTAACATTAACCAGCATCGGGAATGCCCGTCTTGCACGTTGCGCCTGGTCAGACCAGAACGCGGCCAACTGACGCTTCGCATCAGGATCGGTAGATTGACCACCAGATGTAGACATAAGCGCAAGAGTAATTGCGTTAGCAATAATGTAGTCTTCATCAATCTCTGTCGCTGACGAGTCAGCAGTTAATAATGCTGGCTTATCGCCCCCGACTATCTTGATGAGGCTGTACCCCACCGCCGCCTGTCCATCTCTCATGAGGATCAGGTCTCGGGCTTCCTTGTCTATCTTCCAGTTACGCCTGTCGAGTGCTGTCCATTCAGCAGTATCATTCGCAACCGCAGAGATATCATCAACCCATACGGTACAAGCCCCGAGGTCTGAGTCATACTCAAGTCCTACAGAAATAATCGCAGTATCCGTCTCAGGATTGGCAAGAGACATCCTTACGAACGTCCAGGTATCTGCACTAAGGGCAGGGATGCTCAGGGTTTCCAGTGGACTACCACAAGATGCAGTGTCATCAAGAAGGAGTTTCAGGTTGCCGGAGCTGGTAGCCACGGTACTCTTCACCCACATCTCAATCGTGTCATATCCAGAAAGGTTTTTACTTGTGATGCTATCGGTTACGAAATCCCCCGCAGAAGCACCGGATGCAATAACCATCTTCAGCGACTGAGATCCCTGTTTTTTATCTTTTGTATCCAGTGACTGGGTAAAATCAGAATCTGTTTTCTCATCAAAGGTCGCTGTCCCCGCATGAATACGAGTAAAGCTTACCTTTTCCCTGTACTCTATCTTCGAGATCATGGATATGCCGGAGGGGATATCAAAGCGTACCTGTTTCCCATCTCCGTGCAGTGAAATATTCTCTATCGGGTCATACACCCATCCGGTTGCGGAGAGAATACTTTGGTTTATAAAGTCATCGACGTTGTCTGGGTTATAGTCCCAGTGCCATAGCTCATAGGACTCTGATGCCGTGGATGCTGTTGCCGCTGGCATGAAGGTGGACGTTGTGACATTGCTAGTAATAGCAGAGTCGGTGACACGACGAGTTAGCCCGTCGTTATCACCGCTCGTAAATCTGATCCATTTCCCAATTTGGTTGTCAGCACCACCCAGAACAATCGTGTTGTCCAGTAGCGTTGTAGTGCTACCGCTGCTTGTCGCGGCAGACACATAGACAGCCCCTAGAGTGCGACCTATATGCTGCCTCAGTTGCTCACGAGTTCTCCCTTGAATTGCTGGCATTGTCTTTCCTCATACTATCAATTAGCGCCGACGAGCTGGGGCTCTAGGAGCTGCTCGTCTGACCGGAGCAGGAGCTCGAGCAGGGGCTCTGCGGTTCGGGGCTGCTGCCCGTGGCGCAGGTCCTTGTGGTGCTCTTCCCGGCCTCATTTGTCCGTTCCCTCTAGGTGGCTGACGCCTCGGCATTGGCATTCCAGCGCCCGGTCTGCCAGCGCCTCTCCCCCCACCGAGTACCTTCTGAACATCTTCAGGCCCAAGGGTTTCCATAATGCTCTGGATCATAGGTAAAGCCATCTTAAAAGCTGCCGCAAACCGAGGGTCATTAGCGGGATCTCCTCCGCCGGGGGGTGGTGGTCCAACAGGTGGGCCACCAGGTGGTGGTGGTGGAGGCCCGGGTGGCCTCATTCCGCCAGGGGGTCGCATTACCATGTTAGTACCCTCCCTTTTTCTTCTTAGCCATAGGTTTCCCCGTAGCCTTTGCGTATTTCTTGGCTGCGGCTCTACCTTTAGGAGTATATGCGAAGTGGCGCTTGCCTACTTTTGGCATAGCTATCCCTCCTTATTTCTTGGAGGACTTCTCGCTCTTCACCTGTTCGAGCTGTACTTGCAACTCAGTAATCATCCTTGACAAAGCCTTGTTCTGAACTTCCAAGGCGAATATCCGATCTGATTGCAGCACTGCCTGGATGTCCTCGGTCTTAATATCTACACGCACATCGTTAGTCATCGTTTCACTTCCTAATGATATATTTTCCTATTCGTACTCGTAATACGTTTCGATGCGTATTTCCGAAACTCATTAAGAGCACGTCCTATTTCCTTCCGTTCAAGCTCAGTAGGTGGTCGCTTGTTGTACTTGTCCCTAACTTCCTGCACAAAGCTCTCGGCAGCGTTCCCCATCATCTCTTCAATATGTGCCTGGCTGGTATCCTTATCAGCCAGTACCTGCACGCGCATCTTATGCTCCTTACCAAACTTATCCTTGGCCTTGAGCATTACGGTATGCGCCACAATGGTGCTACCTGTCTCTGCGTTATGCCCCACGGAGACTGTCCCTATTTGGACAGCCCCCGATGGGGTCCATAATTCCTGTATCATGTATTTCCCTTACTACGGTGCTATAGTCAAATAAACAAACCCATAGTCCGTGGCAGCAGATGCAATCAATAGTTGCACCCCAATTACTTGCTCGTTCTCACCAGTTCCATCTCTGTCGAGGTCTTCAAATCCACCTGCGGTGCTTGCCCCGCCGACACGAACGTGCTCACCTACTACGCCAGCCGCATTAGTTAAGACCGCTGCCTCTCCCCAAGTCTGTAACCAACCAAAATACTCGGTTGTCAACAAACGAGGAGCAACTCCAACCGCCATGTTTGTTACGGTGGTGGGAGATATGATGACATTGCTGTATGTATTGACGGCAAGGCCAGCCAGGTGTGTGCCGTTTGTCAACGCTGTGACTGTTCCATCTTCTTCGTCAAGCGTGAGTACGCAGGTTCCTCCTGAGTCTCCTGCTGCGTTAGACTTGATTTTATATACATGGCCTTCACCAGTACCACCATCATTGATGTAAAGAAACCCATCTTTGTACTGGTTTTTTGTGGCCGCTGTTCCCCCAAGAGTCACTGTTACTGAGGTGACCCCTGACGCGGCAGTGGTAATTGCTAAGTCCATGTCATGGTTAGCAATTCCTGCTGCTGCCTGCACTATCGCTCCAGCAGCAATATCTGCTGCACCTACCTCGGCATATCTAAATGCTCGACCATCATCAAATACCATGCGAGTGCCAAGTTTGTGCTTCTGCTCCGAGGTCTGCACCTTTTCCCATCCATATTTACCATAGATACTATTCGGAAATGCCATAATAATTCTCCTTATAACAGGCTCTATGTCCTGCGAACGCCGTTGTTAATATATCGCTAGGCACGGCAATCGTTACACCTAACTTGACTGTGCGTAAGGCCCTAATCGCCTTTTCCCTCTTACCCGTGGATCAGGCTTATTTTCCTCAGTCTTCTCGGGAGAAGGCTGAACAAGCTTCGCCCCGGTATTTCTCCCTGCACACCACCGACACGTACATGAATCACTGGGGGGCCACGGGAAGAGCCCTACACGGGCCTTTCGGGATACATAGTCTGGATTCCCTGGTAGGTTATCCAGCCTTGTTCCTGCTTCACTCACGACCTCTCCACTTGGAGACACCATAGTGCGGTGGCGATACAGAGATACCTTCGCTTGCCATTCGTCGATATACTCCCACGAATAGCCCTGACTTACTAATTCCTGTCGCAACTCAGTGCGTTCCTTGGTTGTTATAGCCATATCATTCCTCTAACTAGGCGGTTGCAGGTGTACCGGCATCCAGTGTGAGAGCAACACCCTTGGAATCGTCAAGCTCGAACACACCATAATCAGCAGTCATTACAACCTCTGTCGCACGGAGAGAAGCGTCTCTCTGACGCTCTGTCCTGGTGTCAACACTCTTCAAAACAGCGAGAGCTGACTTGTCCGCGCAAACCCCAATGGCGTCATCCGAGGAGTCAATCGTTATGTTTCCATCCTCGAATATTGGGACACCGTTGATCGGGCGAAGACCGCTGAAGAAGTTGCCCAAGAGATCAGCAGACCAACCTGCTGGAACAGGATATGTACTAGATGCCGTCACCGCAGTGTTGGCAATATCCCATACCGCAAACGGGTGCTGAACAATGTAGACCTGTGAACCGAACCTGTTGCCCTTGGCATACGCTACGGTTGCGGATACGTTCGCAAGGCTCATGGCTCGGCCAGCAGCTCCGATATCTGTGCTGAAACCAGAGTAAAGCGCCGTTACGTCAGAGTCCTTTTTCCTTGCCATGCCGTCACCAAGCTGTCTCCCAATGATGGAGAACACGTTCTCGGCACTCTGTCGTGCTAACTTATCGGTAATGATAATCTTCGCACCGACCTCTGCCGCCGTGAGGTCTACCGTGGTCATCCCGATATCTTCCTCGTCGATGATGTCCTGCCCGTCAACGAGATCGGACATACTCATTTGTCCTACCTTCGGGACTGTGACCTGCTTAGAACCTTTGGGCAACGTGAACTGCTCAATCAGGTTCATAGCCGGAGCATTGTGCTCCTCTGTAAATCGCGCTGTCGCGATAATGATTCGTTGGGCATTCTCCAGATTGCCCGTGGTTGCCGTCTGTGCCATATCGAGCCTCCTTTAAGCTCCCAGTGCTAATCTTCTTGCGGCGCGTACTGCCGCTTCTGACCTGTCGCCGTTATTGTACGCATCAAGTAACCTATCGTCGTTCGACGACACCTCCGCAGCTCCCTGACTATTGTCGAAAGTCTGTGGAGGAACACGACCTTGCTTTAGCCGAGCATTTTCTGCTCGAAGATCCCTATCACTTCGTATTCGTTTGACCTCCTTCTCCATTTCTGCCGGAGTATTGGCCTGTTGAATAGCTATAAAATCGTCAAGCATCTGCTGGTCTGCCAACCCATGCTTCTTCATGTAATGGACAGCCGCAGCCTGACGCCCCTGCAAAAACCCAACCATGTTAGAGGCCTCTTCCTGTTGCTTCTGAAACCTCTGCTCCTGCCGGACATATTGCCTGGCTTGCTCCTTAGCCTGTTCAGGCATATATCCCTGTTCCTCTAACTGCTGTTCATATGCCCGAGCTCTTCTCCCAACTTGTTCACGCCACTCACGCTGCTTTTCATCAGCGCGGCGTCTCTGTAATTCCTGAAGTTCCTGAATTGTCCTCTGGTCTGTCGGGGTAACAGCCTCTGGTTCTGGTGGCGGTGGTTCAGAAGCAACCGTTGGTGCAGCAGTCTCTTCGGCACTAGCTGCCATATCCCCGAATGACGTGGTATCTTCCGCCTCCAGTGTCCCAGTGAACTCTTCTTCCCCGGTAAACCCGTCTCCATCTGAGACGACTGGTTCTATTATATCTACAGATTCATCTATTTCCTGTGGTTGTTCCATTGAAGTAACCATATGTTATCACTCCTTTTCCTGTATATATAGCACCTATCTGTAAAACCCACAACATATAGTGGTTTGTTAAACTACACCAGCTCTTTTTGACAGTATGTTATTAAAATACAGTTGCTCGTAATCGGGGAACCCCCTGGTTCCACCCCTAGCAATTGCGTTATAGATATCCCGCTCCAAATCTTCTCTGCCGATATAGTGATATCCAGCATCCATCATTCCATACAGCCATTCAGAAGGAGCTTGGTTCTTAAACGCAGTGTGTAAGCGCCCTAGCATCCCGCTTTCTTGCTGAGATTGAAGAATAGCTTTTTCAATTACCGATCCGATATTCGTTATCTTTGCAGAAAAACGCTCAGCGGATGTAAGCCTGAGATACTCCAGTACAACCGATGCAGGTTGTCCTGTCCTTCGCGCAATATCTGCTACGACAGCCGGGTGAGTCTTCAGATCCCAGTATGAATATTGCTCCGCCCCATAAGATGTGCTAGGTCTTAAAGCCATCTTGAAAGACCCAACGTACCGCTTGGCATTTAGTAATCTCCTGATAGGTTCAGGTAATTTCCTTTCAAATGCCCTCATGCTATCCAACACTGGTTGGACATCTTGCGGAGGAAGATTCCCCCAGAACGCCGACTCCGAGTCCTCAACTTCCTGCCATTCCTCTGCGCTTAACCTACCCCTGCCTTCTAGAGCCTTGAAAATCTGTCGGTATTCCCATAGGTGATGTCGTACAGTGCCTGGCTCTGGTTCAACATCCTCTTCATCATCATCATAGAACTCTCCGATCCTTGAGTAATGCTGTCGAAGAATTTCACTTGCTTGCTCTCTCACGTACCTTGCTCTACCCCATTCAACATCCTCAAGATTCTCTTGGGATAGGATACTTAGTTCTTCGATGGTTTCTGATTCTTCACTTTCGACTTCTAACCGAGCTTGGGCAGGTTCTGATCCCCTCAGTGCTCCAGTTTCTGTTCTATACCTCAGCTCCTCTTCAATACCAGAAGTCTGCTTTGCAATCCTCTGTTGACCAGGAGTAAGATCCTCCCACCTCTCCGCTATCTGGCCGTACCTTGGGTTCTCTCTTCCCAGAATTCTATACTCCCCCTCCGATGTTATACGATCCAGTAAGTCAGAAGTTGTTTCGGGCCTCAAGTTAATACCTGGAGCTTGCCATAGGCCAGCTCCTCCTAATCTTTCTTCGCCTGGCGGTAGTATTTCACCAACCCCTGGCACTTTTTCTCTTGCATATTCAATAATAGGTTCTCCTAAACCAATAGGAGCAAACACATCAACAATGAACGCTGAGGTTCTAGAAACTAAACCTGCTGGTCCAACCGTATCAATAGGGGCTCCGAAGAAATCTGTTCCGAGCAATTGGTTTTGTAAAGCCCGTACAGGTACAGACTCCCGAGAACTAAGGAATCCCATCGGGTCTAGCACACGGAACGCAGTATCCATTTGCCCCACAATATCTAGCGTAACTTCCGTGCCGCCTCTACCCTCGATAGGAACAGTGGGTGCAGCAAACTTTCGGCTATACCCAAACGGAAGAGGCCCCCAGTTATCTTCCGATAACGGCTTCCATCTGTCTATTGGAAGCATTTCCCCGGTACTCGCCACGTGAATCACACCAGCGGTTGACATGAGTGCCAGGTATGATGCCAGCCAGTGCTTTTGCCACACCTTGGCGTAAGGCCCGGTAATGGCCCCAGCCGCCTGACGAAGCAACCCTTCAGATTCACCAATAGAGAAGAAAGCCCTTTGTAAAAAGGCTCTCACAGCGCGGTTTTGAAACACGCTTTGAGATGCAGGAACCGTAGAATATCTAATGTTTATATACTGAGCAACCATTCCGTTGATCGCCTCATCCGTGGCATCTGGGAAATTGCGAACCATTACGTGAACTATATTATTCTTGATGTCAGTCATTTGGGCTGCCGGATAGACCCCTTCAAACAAACCTCGGCGTGATGCGCTTTCCAATTGTTTGATAAGCCTCCCCACAGACCTCCCCTTCCCTAGCAAGCCTAATTCTGAGGCCACTGATCTAGCCATATCGTCTACCGCATCTGGGAATATGCTCACGTCCCGTATAGAGAGCCCTGCTTCCATCATCCCCTTGAAGTGTATCCCTGGGCGTCCGGCGACAAGTTCCTTGGTACTTGTCAGTTCTGTCTTTAATTTCATCCTAAAGTCAGGACTTAGGTTGGCTTCTATTATGTCATATGCCGTCTTAGGCCATGCCGCAAGAGCCTTCACTGCTCCTATCGGCCTTCCTGCTGCTAGTTGGTCTACCACCTGTGTCCATGTCCCAAATAAACTTCGCTGCAAGAAGTCCTGTTGCTGGAATAAAGACGCAAATAACTTAACGCGTTTGGGGACAAACGTAATGGTGTCTATGATCTTCATAAACTTTGTCCCTGCGAGAGGGGTTTTCCCATAGATGTTTTCCAGTCGTTTGGCAACCTCTTCATGGACAGCATACCGCCCAGTTAGAAGAACATTAGGGTTACCCGCCTCATCAGTGAACCCCACATATTTCCCTTCAAATGCCGGTCCAATTTCGGGAATTCGATAATTATTGAACTTAGTAATGCTAGGGTCTGCAACTGGTTTCGCTATACCCGTCTTTTTCATTCTATCTATAAGCATCATCTGCTGGCGATACCGCATCCCCTGCATATGTGATATGCGCCACTGTTCAAACGGGTTCCAATTAAGTGGCTCAAACTCTAAATCCCTCATCTCGTCCCATGTTTTTTTAACACGTGCCCGGTCAAATACGGGCCTCGCCCCAACCCCGCCAGTACTTTCCCAGTTTTGAAATTCCTTAACCACACTCTCTGGAGGTTTCCACCCTCGATAGAAATAATGCTCCACAACCTTCATGTCTGGGGAGACTTCCCTCCTAAGCATGTCCTCCCAGTTTGTTAACTTGCGAAGTTCGTCATATGCACCTCTAAGTGCAAGAGGGGCCAGATCCTTATTCTCACTGTGTAGCGCATTGAATAGCTGATCCATCACCCCTTTCCGCTTAGTATATTCTGCCTTGATAACCGCTCTGCCTTCTATATCAACCGCATACCCAAGGCGAATAAAGATTTGTTCCGCTCTCCTAACCATGTCCAGTGATGCCGACTGCGCGGCATTTATAGCCCCTTCGTGACGACGCAGCATTGTCAAAAGATACGGGATATTCGTTTGTCCCTCTTTACCTTCCCAAACGTACCCTTTCCACCCACCAATTTTCTTCCCAAACACCTTTAGGGTTGGAGCCTTTAGTCTGATTCCTCTCCCAGCCAGAAACTCTTCTTCCCCAAGAGTTGCTTCGCGGCGGAGTTCTTCAAGAATATCGTCGTAAGTCTTCTCTGCCGCAGCCACACGTCCTGTGGCAGCAGATTCTTCAGGCACAGATCTGACGCGCATACTCGGATCAAGTTCGCGCTGCAAAACAAGTGATCTGGGAATCCTAACTTCTCCTGTAGGTTGGCCCGTAATAGTTTGCTTGATATGCCCTCGAACTTCCCACCCAAATTGTCGCAACTCTTTGATAGACTTCCTTGGAAAAAGACTTTTCAAGAATGCAACATACAGTCCATCATTTTTAGATTTAGTTTTCTGAGAAATAATAAAGAACGCCTTGTCGATATCACTTTCAAATTGGGGTAGATAAATATATCTCCCCAAGTTATAACGAGGCTTTGCCCCCCTAAGCTTCTTTGGCAAACTTGGATCTACTAAGATTTCTGCTGCCTCACCCGTCGCTCCCGCGGGTGGTGGAAATGATTCTGGAAATGGATCAGTAGCCTTAATATAATCACCAGCTCGTTCGTTAGGGACGAGCACATCAAGATCAAATAAAGCTAATTGACGCGGAACAAATCGTGGCGCTTGTCGCATACCAGCTTGCTCTACCGCCTCTTCTGCTACCTCTCCAACTGCTCCCGCAACAGGCGTGACGGGGGCTGCGGTGGTGGGAGGTTTGGGCGCATATAACCACTCATCATCAGAAGTCCTTGCCCATGCTATCTCGTTAGCAGTAACGCGCTTAGAAATAATTGTATCTGAAGGATTACGCAGATGCTGTTCTGCATATTCACGATTAAGAGCTATCCAGTCTCCCGCCTCTATTGACGATATCCCCTCTGGTACTGCCCGATATACCGTTATAGGCGCATCTGGCTTACCTCTGGCTAGTCTAATCACATCGGCAGTATCCATCGATTCAGTAGATATACCTACAACCCCCTCATCTAAGAATCGGTCGAGCCTTGGATGCTCAGAGGGAGCTTCTAATGCGTATTGATACCTAGATTCTGGAGTCCCCATACCAAAGGTCATACGCTCGTCAACGACCCTCGCAGCAGGCGTGACGGGGGCTGCGGTGGTGGTGGGTATGTCAGGCGTGACCGCCCCCGCAACAGGCGCGGCGGTGGGAGTGGGGGAGGGAGATGGGAGCCTAGCTACTGCCGCATCTCTAACTTTTAGAGCCTCATCAAAGTCGTCAAAGATGGGAATGGAATCTC